TGGACATTAGACAGTAAATTGATTTCTAGATATGACATAGCCGAGATTAAAACAAAGTTGTGTGATTTCTTAAAAAACAAAGTTAAGCGTAATAATTTAAAATATTTGGTTGTTGGAGAGCAACANAAAGATGGGGCAATCCATTTCCATGGTTTAGTTGCAGGTGATTTGAAAATGGTTGATTCAGGACATAAAGATAAAAAAGGCAATATCATCTATAACATGCCTCAGTGGAAGTACGGTTTTTCAACTGCGATTGCGCTTTATGGTGACCGGTTGCACACTTCAAAATATATAGTTAAGTATATACAGAAAGATTTTAAAAAGCTGTTTGGTAAGTTTTATTTCGCAGGTGGTGACATTAATCGAAAGCCTGAAATTACTTTCACAGATGTTCCGTTTGATGAGGTAGAGGGAAAGGTATACAAGCCTGAACTTTCTCCTTGTGCGTTTAAATATATGGACGAAATCATGTTAAGGGAGAGTGTTTAAATGTTTGATTCTGTTATTACTGTTAATAGATTTTTGTGTTTTTTAGCTTTTTTAATTGCTGACATTAGTTTAATTGTTTGTATTTATCGTTTATTTATACGTTTTATACGCGTTAGACGCGTTAAATTTTATAGAATGAGAGAAAAGGAGAAATTAAAAATGATGAGTAGACTTTGGTTGACGTTTGAGGCTGTACAAAATGCTGATTTAAGCATTAAAGAATTACAGGAACTGGTTGCTTCAATTATGTTTGAAATTCAAAGAAAATCACAAGAGGAGGAGAAAAAAAATGGATAAGTTTAATTGTATGTTAATTGAAATTGGTGATGTTGTTAAGTCTAAAAAATCAGATTATCAGTTTAGAATTTTGAAGTTTCTAACAGCTAGAAATGACATCAAAAAGAAATTTGTACCTGCTGATTTTGATGTTTCAGGACTTACAGTATTTACACCTTATGTTGTACTTTGCAACATTAACGAAGACGTCGTCGAAATAAGGGCGGTAAAATAATGAAAGATTTAATTCTTTGGTTAGTGTTAATTTTTGTCATATATAGATGTGGTAAACCAATGTTTTTTAGGTTGAAAAGTCTACTATATAAAGTGTTTAGACGATATTAGGAAAGGAGGAAAAAATATGCCTAGTTTTACACCTGTCGAGGCAGGCGATTTAATGCCTGTTGTTGATGCTCTTGGAAATCAATTTAATGTTGATTCTGTTCTTGGAGTTGTTGGTTTGTCTATAGTAGCCTGTGCAGGTTTAGCGTTCCTTTGGTGGGGCGGACGTAAACTTGTACGTATGCTTATGGCAGCATTTAAAAAGGGAAAAATATCAGTTTAGTTTTTTCTCGGTTCGGGAGAGGGAAACCTCTCCTTTTTTATTAAAAGAAAGGAGTTATATATGAGTAATCATTTTATAGTCAGAAAAAATTTAAAAGCTAGCTTAAGTCTTAAAAATTTAATTGATACATTAAAATATAAATCTAAATTCAAGAAAGAAAATCCGCATTATTTCGACCCTGATGGGCTTTTAGTTTTTTGCGGTTTTCAAGGTAGCGGAAAGACGTTATCAGCAGTTCAATATGTAAAAAATTTGATGGAGGCTTATCCTCGTTGTATTCTTTGTACAAATACAGACATAAAAGGAATAGATGAAAATCGTGTTTGTGAATATAATGGTCTTGATAGCTTAAAAACTGTTAAAAATGATATGTATGGTGTAATTTTCTTAATTGATGAAATGCATCTAGAATTTAACAGTTTAGAAAGTAAAAACACACCGATTGAGGTATTTGTTGAAATTAGTCAACAGCGTAAACAAAGAGTACATATCGTTGGAACTTCTCAGCGTTATACACGTATTGCAAAGTCGTTTCGTGAGCAAATTAATTACATTATTGATTGCAATAATTATTTTAATGTATTACAAAACAATAAGTTGATTTTGGGAGAAAGTGTAATAGAAAAAAGTGGTGAGGTTACTGCAAAAGTAAATAAACGAATATTCTTTTTTCATTCGCCTGCTATGTATGAATCATATAATACATATGCAAAAATGAAAAGATATAATAAAGAATGGCAAGGTCATAAAGTGGGAGGTGTTGTCTATGGTTGAATCTTCTGTAACGTTATTTTTGCATATGCTAGCATATGTATTACCATGTGCTTTTGTCTTTGGATTTGGTAGCTATATAGTAAAAACTTTTGTTAAAGTTGCTACAGGAGGGCGATTCACATTATGAAAAAAATCATTGTTATATTTGTATTTTTGACTGTTTTAATGACTAGTTTTGTAAGTGTTCAAGCTGCAACATATACTTCATATACCGGTGCGCCTGCAAATCAAGCATATTTTGATGGTATTGTTAAAAAATTGAAATTTGATGAACATTATGTATGTTTTAGAACATCAAACTATATAAATTTACTCGTGTGGGGTGACTTAGAATTATTAAACAGTACGACAATAATTGGAAATGGTATTGTAAATATTGCACAATATGAAAGTCAATACGGCACTTATACATTTAGAACAGAATCAAATTTCAGAGTAAATATAAGTACAAATTCATTATTTTTATCTGATTTAGGAAATTACTCATCAATGACAATAGAAAGAGAGGGAACTCATGACTATATCAAAGCGCTTTGTATCGGCTTTTGTGTGTTTTTCGTTTTTTATGTTAACCGTGATATCTTCCGTTATTGTTTGGGGTGATACTTTAACAACAGTTAGCGCCCGTAATTATATGCATTCATATAGAGGTACAGCGGACTGGAATACATTAGTACCTCTTAGCGGTTCTACAAGTCCATATTATACACAAATAGAGCAATCTTTAAATACTTCATTAGCTCAATTGAGTATTTCAAGTAGTTTTCAAGCTAATAGAAAATATATATTAGATATGAAAATATCAGTTCCAAAATCTAGCATAATCTTTACTGCTCAAGGTTTAGGAACTGACGGTTATTTTCATGATATAGTTTTAAATGATACTGGAATTGTAAAAAACTGGGGTCAATTTAATTCAGGTACTTACAATTTTAGTACATATTTCACACCTAATATTAATTTGCGTGGTTTACGCGTACGTATAGAATATTATAATTCGACAGGTTTTCAACATGAATTTAGATATTATGATTTTGAAATGACAGAACAAACAAATACAGTTCAAGACATTAAAGACGGTTTAGAAGATACAAACGAAATACTTGAAGAACAAGTCGAAATTCAAAAAGGAATATGGCAAACAATAAAAGATATTTTTGCATTTATAATTAATCTGCCATCTATGATTGTAAATCTTTTGCTGGATGGCTTAAAGTCTTTATTTGTGCCGTCTGACGATTATTTTGAAAGTCTGCTTGATGATTTAAATATCTATTTTTCAGACCGTTTTGGCTTTCTGTATGCACCAATTGAATATATGATAAAATTCTTTGATTTGATTGTAAGTCCTGACATGGATTATTATGCTCCTTACATTAATTTTCCAGGAATAACATTGTCCGCTGATACATTTCATCTTGACGAAGATTTTGAGTTATTACCTCAAATGGAAGTTCAAATAATTCCTGATGGTTTCGAGTATATACAGATTGTTTTACATGCAATTAGTACAGTATTATTAAGTTTGTATATTATAAACTTAGCACAAACAAAGTATAAGGAGGTGTTCGGATGATTATAGAATTGTTATTAAATTTAATAATCGGACTGATAAAAATTATATTTAGTTTTATTAATTTGCCACAGTTGCCAGACGTGGTTAAAAGCGCACTTGATGGATTGTTTGATGCAATGGCAAGTGGAGCAAGCTTTTTGTATATACTTGTACCACGCGAATTTTTGCTTATATGTGTACCGCTGTTAGTGATATTAATTAATTTTGATAAAATATATAAATTCATGATGTGGATAATAAACAAATTACCTCTTGGAATTGAATAGAAAATTATACAAAACGGTTATTTTGTAAGCCCGCTGTACAATTGCGTGAGCAACACAGCGGGCTTTTAATTGCGTTTGTCAATACAAAAATTGTGAGGTGTTAATTGATATATGCAATTATACAAAATGAGAACAGGTTTTGTATAATTCGAGAGAGTAT